CACGGTCGATCAGTAAGATCAATCCTGATGTAAATGAGTTCGGTGATGTTGAAGCGTGGGTGGATACTGGTTCGTATGTGCTGAATGCTCTTTTGAGCGGAAGCATTTATGGTGGCATCCCAAATAACAAGATCGTCGCGCTGGCTGGTGAGAGTTCTACTGGTAAGACGTTTTTCACTCTGGGTATTGTCAAACAATTTCTTAAAGACAATCCTGAAGGTGCGTGCTTCTACTTTGAGAGTGAGGATGCCATTACGAAGCAGATGTTGATCGAGCGTGACATTGATCCTGATCGTGTTATCTCTGTTCCGGTCGCGACCGTTCAGGAGTTTCGGCATCAAGCTGTTACGATTCTCGACAAGTATCTGGAGGTAGCCGAGAAGGATCGCCCTCCGATGATGTTCTGTTTGGATAGTCTCGGAATGCTCTCGACGACCAAAGAGATTGAAGATACCGCTGAAGGTAAAGAGACACGAGACATGACGCGAGCGCAGCTCGTTCGTGCAACCTTTCGTGTGTTGACGTTGAAGCTCGGTAAGGCTGGCGTTCCGATGATCGTCACCAATCACACCTACGAGACGATGGGCATGTTCTCGACGAAGGAGATGAGTGGTGGCGCTGGTCTGAAGTATGCCTCTGACTACATCGTGTTTCTTTCTAAGAAGAAGGAGAAGGATGGGACTGAGGTTGTTGGAAACATCATTCATTGTCTGAACAAGAAGAGCCGATTGACCAAAGAAAATATGATGATTGATGTGTTGCTTCGCTACGATAGTGGTTTGTCGCGACACTATGGGCTTCTTGAGTTGGCTGTTGAAGCTGGTGTGTTCAAGAAGATGTCAACCAAGTTTGAGCTGCCTGATGGAACAACCCAGTTCGGCAAGACGATCCTGAAGAACCCGGAGAAGTATTTCACAAAGGAAGTGTTGGATGCGATCGACGGCGTTTGTAAATCGAAGTTCTGTTATGGGTCTGCGATCGTAGAGGAGGAAACCGATGAGCAAGGTGAGTGAACGATATGAGATGGTCCCTGATCTCGATGGCACAGAAGATGCTTGGTGTATTCGTCTGAAAGAAGAGCCATTTGAAGGTGTCATTTATCGGTACGGTAAAGTTAAACTACAGGTAAATGAAGAGAATGATGATAATTTGACAGCCAACTTCGTCTATGATATTCTTGTTGTTCCTGAACAGTTACAGGAGCAGACTTTTGAGGATGAAGTCAAGTGGGACTTTGAGAGATTGATCGGAGACATTCTGATGGACATTGTTCAGACCGCGATCGACAACTCGGAAGTAACCGAAACAGAAGATGAAGATGGAAATCTTACCATCAAACGAAAGGTGACGTTTTAGTGGATAGAGTGGAATACACAATCATTCGCAACCTAGTCCGTAATGAAGACTTTGCGCGAAAGGTCGTTCCGTTTATTGATCCTGAGTATTTCAGCATCAAGGCGGAGCGGACCATCATTGAACAAATCGTTGAGTTCTTTTCGGAGTATAATGCGTCCCCAACTCCAGAAACGCTTGCGATTGACTTGAATGAAAAACGTGGAATCACCGAGACTGAGTTCAAAGATATTCAAGAGACATTGAATCAAATCTCTTCCAATGCTCCGGCCCCCGACGCTGACTGGCTCGTCGATACTACAGAGAAGTTCTGTAAGGATCGCGCGGTGTTCAACGCTGTGCGTGAGAGTATTGCTATTCTCGACGGGCAAGGGCAGGTGACGAAGGAAGCTATTCCAGACATTCTATCGAAGGCTCTGGGTGTTTCTTTTGATACCAACGTCGGGCATGATTATCTTGAAGACGCAGACGAACGATTTAACTTCTATCACAATACCGAGACGCACATTCCGTTTGACCTTGATTATTTCAACAAGATCACAAACGGTGGATTAGTTCCGAAAACATTCAATGTGTTGATGGGTGGACCCGGAACTGGCAAAACGCTTGTTATGTGTCATATGGCAGCAGCGTATCTTGCTCAAGGTAAAGACGTTCTTTACATCACAATGGAAATGGCGGAGGAGCGCATCTCTGAGCGCATTGATGCAAACCTGCTGAACGTGCCTATCAAGGATATTCAGCACTTAAGCAAAGAAAAGTATGACGAGAAGATCGGGAAGCTGAGAAAGAAAACGGACGGCAAGCTAATCGTCAAAGAGTATCCCACTTCACAAGCTGGATCTGCTCACTTCCGCCATCTGCTCAACGAGCTGAAGCTGAAGAAGGATTGGCAGCCCGAGATTATCTTTGTCGATTATCTCAACATCTGTATGTCATCTCGCTTCAAGTTCGGAGCAAACGTGAACTCATACACTTATATCAAAAGCATCGCAGAGGAGCTTCGCGGTCTTGCCGTGGAGCGAGAGGTTATTCTCATCTCCGCAACCCAAGTCAATCGAGAAGGATATGGATCGAGTGACATTGCGATGGAAAATGTATCCGAGAGCTTTGGGCTCCCGGCTACTGCGGACTTGTTTCTTGGAATCATCACTAACGACGAGCTTCAGCAGTTGAATCAGTTGATGATCAAACAGTTGAAAAATCGCTACAACGACCCTACCGAGAATGCAAAGTTTGTGGTAGGCGTGGATCGGAGCAAAATGAGACTGTATGATTGTGAGCAATCGGCTCAAAAGGATGTGGACAATGGCCCTGCATTCGATAAGACCGAGTTCGGCAGTCGAGAGTCTGGAAGAGATTTTTCTGGGATCAAGGTACTCTAAATACGGGTGGAGGATTGATCCTTCACCTTTTGCAAAAGGAGAACATCATGGAATGGCTAACAGCTAACATTGGCAACATCTTTCAGATTATTACAGGTGTTGTTGGTATTGCTGCTATCGTTGCAACCATGACACCGAACGACAGCGATAATGCGCTTATTCAGAAGATTCTGGATTTCGTTAATCTGCTTGGCGCAAACGTCGGTAACGCACGCAACGCATAGCACGAATCTGATTGATTCACAGCCCGCTATCTTCGGATAGCGGGCTTTTTCAGGTCTTGCTGTGGCATAAATAGGGGAAGCAACAGGAGGGTTTCCCATGGCAGGTGCAGCAGCGGAGAGACAAGAATCAGGCCTCGTGTCTGCGATCAAGTCTGCGGTCAAGAAAAACAAAGGTAATCCGATCACACTTGTCGCAGGTAACACAACTCTGACAGCCGTGATCGACGCGACAAAGTATGGAGGGCGTCAGGTCACGGGATCGGAGCCGTACACTGACGTTATCATTTATAGACGAGTAAGAGGGAAGAAGGTCGCAGTGAACCTTTCAATGAAAGGAGAGTCTGCTCCATCTTTGGCTGGTGGCGGATTGCGCGGAATCGAACTTGCGGTTCCGGGGCTGGGTGCCAGGTTCTTCAGAGCGGCGCACAAGGGATTGTTGAATGAGGGACATAACCCCGGAGACAAGATCCCAGATGTGTTTGGTAAGATTAGTACCACATATAAGAAGAAGATCGTTATTGGAAACAAAGCGATGGGTGGCCCAATTCATTATATGTATATCGGTCCAATGACTGTTAGCAACACATACGATGCGAAGAAGAACACCTTGACAGTAAACGGTGGGCTACATGAAGCAAATGAGTATGCTGAAACGCATGATCTGTATTTTCGACTTCGGGCCCGACGAATAGATCAGCGATTCGACCCAGACGCGAAAGATCCTAGAGGGGTTCCAAAAATATATGGCAAATCGCCATCGCGAGGAGACTCTGCTGGACGCTTGGTGGTAACGGATAAGGTACCAAAGACGGCATTGGTGATAACTGTTAGATGACATTCAACGACTTCTTGACAGAGAATAATACCTTTCGTGGAGATGCGAATGAGATCGTTCTGGGAGTTCAGCTCGCAGGATCATGGGATAGTATTGTCAACTCATCAGAAGTCAAAAAAGCTCTCAAGGTTCGTCGCGATGCGCTCGATCCAGAAGAATACGCAGAGGAAGAACGCAGAGCGAAGACCATGGCACCCGAGCTGAGAACTTGGTTTGATGAACAAGGTTTTGGTAAGATCAAGACAGTCGAGTGGGTGGGCAGAACGACATCCGATTCACCTAACGCTGTGGATTTGATCGTGACATTCACGGACGGAAAGACATTTGGTGTCTCTGCGAAGAGTACCGGGCAAGGAAGAGAGATTGTCTATCAGTCAGCAGGGCTTGGTACGATTGACTCTGCGCTCAAGACCAATCTCGTGGACATCCGAAACAGAGCAGAGCAGCGATTCATTGAAAAATACAACCTATCGGATCAGCCTATTCGTCGCAAGGAAGAGATTCGAGGGAATCCTATCATGGTAAATAAAGCCAACGATGAACGCAGTGTGATACTTCGGAACATTAGAAATACGCTCTATCGCAAGTTGGATATGATGCCACAGCCTAAGCTAAAGCAATTTATATCCACCCAACTGTTAGGTGATAACACCCATTCTTTGAGTTATGTTCAGGTGACGGGGCATGGATCAGGTAAAGTCACGATCACCAATCCCAAGAAGAATGAAAAGCGAACAGCTTTGAAGACACAGAAGGTCGTCATGGACAAAAGCGGCAACGATTCAATTACCTTCAAAGCAGGGGACATAAATATAGCAAGGGTAAGAATCAAGTATGGTACAGTTCCGCTTGCGACCCCGATTGAAGTTTCTATTGATCCTTGGTCTATTGTGAGGAGTGAGTAAATGAGTGCCGAACTGGGAAGACATATGACAATTATTACAGGTGTTATTGCAATTATAGGCGCTCTTTTTGCTAGTGTCGAAGGTTATCGTGCTTTTTTGAATCGCATTGATGAGCTACACGCGCAGATCGCTCGGCTCGAAGAGGTTGAGGAACAACTTGAAGAGCAAGTTGAGAGAATGGATTATAGACTCAATATTCACAGTAATCGTTGGGCAGCACACTACGGGCTCTGGGGTGACAGCATTGAACGAAAGTCTCGTGAGACTGGAATAGACGTTCGTGCTTTAAGGTCAGCAGGCCCGCCAGAAACATTGGAGTAGTTCAATGCGTAAGCTATTTTACATACTGGTCTGTATTGTTGCTGTTCTTCAACTCGGATCATTTATTAGTCTCAATTTGGGTGGTGGCCTTAATGCACAAGCCAGAAAAATAGGGTTACAAACCAATCAAATTGAGATAGCGAGATTTAATACTTTGTGGAGTGCGGAAGGAGGATCTGGCCCGATTCAAGATGATAGAGCTGAACTTCAGCAAATCGCAAACAGCGCCAAAGATTCATGGGCAACTTTACATGACATAGCTGCTGGAACTTGGGGGTCTGAAAATAATGAATGTGCGCCAAATTCTGGTAAACAATTTATTGACAATTTTGATAGAAATCCCACGAGGATTAATATATCTTTAGACGAATTGAGTAATGACATCACTTGTGGCGGCTCGCCTAACACCTGTGAATGGGAAATAAAATTTGCAGATCATCAAGTTCCTCCTAGAAGTGGTAATTATACGAATTTTACGGGAACGATTGGAGTTCATGCTAATAGGCTTTTCACAGGTGAACAAATCAGAGCAAGATTAGTAAATAATGCCACAAACCAAGCTGATACTATATCGCAATATGCTGCTGTAGAATTGGCTCTTAGTTCGGGAGGTTATGTAAGCGGGGTAACTCTTCGCGATGAAGGGCTTTCTGATTTAGGAACAGGTAGTTTTTATGCTTTTACAGTAAATAGCATTTACGGTTATTCACTTTGGGCTTGTGACGGAAGAATAGAGTGTGAAGAGTTGGCATTTATTCCTTTTTTTCTTGATGCTGGGCAGACCCAAGTTGGGCCATTAAAACTTTGGGGGACTGCGGTCGGCGAGCGTGGGCATTCTCTTGGAGTTGAGGTTGAAGGAACTGGAGATGATGTTAAATTTAATTTATGGCATTGGAGTAATACCAATAATCCTGATATGTCGATTGATGGAATTGCGTATTTGAATGGCCCTCCTGCAAGAGAAAACTGGGGGAATCCACACCTAACAGTATGTCAAACTGGATGTGATTATACGTTTACTACTCTTCCGTCTGCTACTAGCGCGGGCCCTGCTGATATAGGAAAGAGGGGTGGCATAATTACTAGGAACCCCATGCAGTATAGATTTGATAATTGGATGTTTGGGGATAGTTCTTCTGTTGGAGGATCAACTAATGTTAAATTTGACGCAGAAAAGGCTGCTTCTGATATTTTTGCTATGACTCTTTATGGTGCAATGTTAGATACTGCATCTGCTGGAAGCGGAGATGCTTATTTTGCTGCCGCAAAAACCAGAATAAATGAATTTGAGGCTATCACAAGTATTGAATTTGGCACAAACAATGTAACAGATCCTAATACAAATACTTGCATTTATGATTTTAGTATAGCTGTTCCACAACTAATTGAATCAGCTTGGCTGATGGAAGATGTTGAATACACTTCTTGGTCAGAAAATGATAGAAATCAATTAGTAGAGTGGATGAAATCTACTATATTTACCCCTATAAGTTGGGCAGCATTAACTAAGAAGAATTACTGGGGCATATCAGCTATAGGTGGAACAATGGCAATCGCAGAATATAGTAAATACACTCAGGCCGGAGAAATTTTAACATTATATCCTGATACAACTGTCGATAGTGTTCAATTTATATCAACCAGAATCAAAAAAATATTTGATGAATGGATAAGTAATAAACCAATCGGGGGAAAAGATACATTCAGAGATAGCACTTGCAATTCTTATGGTCTTAATTTTCCATATGGGCTTCAAGCAACAGGAGCATTTCCTGATGAACTTATAGTTGAAGGGGGATCTAATAATTGCGATGCAACCTCTATATCTTTTTCTTGCCCAAGTGCAATCTCTTCTCCAGTAAGGGCTGACTGTGGGCAAGCACATTATCAGCAACAATTAGCTACGGTAGGACTATCTAAAGTTTGTGAAATGTTTCGTAGAATTGACGGAGACGGTAGACGATGTTTTGATATATCTCCACATGATACAGGACCAAATCCAAATCAAGCACTATATGATGCCATAGTCTTTTCCACCACAGAATTTAATGTTACTGGTGGTAGTTATCAAGGCACATTTAATGACTATTATACAACGGATGAAGCACAAGCATATCGCTATGTCGCAGGTACATACTATAATGATTTTTGTATGTATTTTTCATTAAATGATGGAACAGTAGGAGTTAGAGGTGGGAACAATTATCCTTTTGCAAAAATCACACACCGAGAAGGCGTAGCGCATAGTAACTCATTTTTGCCTTTAAGTTTTTATGGTTGTGCTGCATTTGGGACACCAACAGACCCAGAAAGTATATTTATTGACGAAGGTGCCAATATTTGGAATACAGGAGTATGGGATACTACGATATGGGGAAATTAGACGAAGTATATAAGAACTCAGGGCTTGGAAAGTGGTTTCATAATCAATCTGCTGGTGGAGAGCCTGGGTGGGATCGCTATGACAGCAAAGGCGAGAAAGCTGGCAAGTGCGGTGATAGCAAGCCAGGTGAGCCTTATGCTGCGTGTCTATCCAAGCAGAAAGCAGCCAAGCTAGGAAAGAAGGGCGTCAAGTCCTTTGTTTTACGCAAGCGAGCAAAGCAACGCGAGCTAGGCAAAGGAAAGAAAGACATTAGTGGCAAAGGGAACAAGCCTATCAATGTAAAGACAGGCGTGACGGACAAAGATCCTAACAAGAGAGGAATACAAGAAATGAGTAAGTCATTCGACGATTTTCGCACGGAACTACAAGAGAAGAATGTTCCTACGAACCCGACGTTGTGGGCTTCTGTTCTCGCAACGACCCGTTCAAAGTTTGATGTGTATCCTTCAGCATATGCTAACGCATGGGCAGCAAAAGAATATAAGAAGAAGGGTGGAGGATGGCGCAAGTCCAAGGGTAAGGTAGACGAGGCTCTTATTGTTGCTCTTGATGAAATCTCTCTGGAAACTAAAAATCGTGCGTATGCTAAGATGCGTGATCGTGCTTATGATACCGAAAGAAAGATGAAGACATCGGATGATCCGTATAGTGGATATGATCATAGAATTGCATCGAATCGAGCCAAGAAGACGTTGAGGCGCATTGAAGATAAGCATGGGTCCGGGGAGAAATGGAAGACGAAGAAGCGGGAAGATAGTCGCATATTGAGGAAACGAATAGACGACAATCAAAAAGACTATGAAGCGAACAATAAGGCTGCTGCTGAAAAGGCTGAGCAAAAACGAGCTGCTAAAGCTGCTCGGGAAAGAGAACGACGTGCTGCACGAAAGGCGGCTAAGAATGAAGAGTTCGAGCAGATTATCGAGAAGTCTGCTGCGTGGCAACGCAAGGAAGGCAAGAATCAGGAAGGTGGATTGAACGCAAAGGGTCGTGCTTCATACGAA